CTGCTTTGTCCCAGGCCCTAGTACTTAGAGAGCTCTGTGTAGGATAAAGGAATCACTACGTCCGTCCGACTTTCACGAAGAGTCATTTTTACCCTATCGACATGGGGAAATGATTTAAAGCACACTAACTTTATAAAGCGACGATACGCGTTTCAAAGGACTGAAGATAACGCGTCTCGTCAATTGTAATATGGAAGTCGAAATTCGATCTAACTGACAACTTCGACAGATCCCCTTGAAGGTGCGGATCTAGGGACATCAAGGTGTCATGTGGTAGGTAATGACTCCTGATAAGATTCCCCTTCCAAAAACTCTGAAGACGCCGACAGTATCTTGCGACGGCAAGGTAGAATTTCGTTTGAACATCTAGCTTTTGACGTTCAAGTGAAGATTCTGCCTTTTTCTCGTCGACATACTCTTCCAAATCCAAACTGGACTCGGCGAGATGTGACCACAGGTACCAATCCGTGGACACGTCTCCAACGTCTTCCAGTTCCTCGTCCTTAAGGAACTGTTTTCTAACTTCCCACTCCTCTGGCGGTTGGAATGAACCAATCGGATCTTCGCCAGGCTTGGCCGGAAGATCAATCTCACCAATTTCCATCCGGGGCTTTAGCCATCGACATGTTTGCATTTGCCGATTACTCGGTCCAAATAACATATCTGGAATTGCACCTTTCGGGTGATCATCATCTTGGATGATCCTTCTGGTTAGCAAGGGAACCCTTCTATATGGTTCCGCGGTCAGACCTTGGTATCTCACATTGTAGAGAGGCCGAAGACCCAAACCGCCTAAGCAGCAAGGCAAAAACCAGGGAATCCCCTTGATCAAATTGTAGATCTGAGGTTTCCCGAGCAAATATCGGTGGAAATAGGACATGAGTGGGATCTGCTGACAATACATACAATTGTCCAACAGCCACATTTGAACACCCCGCAGCGTCATTCCCTTGCGACAGCCCATAAGCTCTGAAAATGCGACCGATTCTCCGGTTCGATTCAGGCCATAGAGCAATCCAATCCTTATATTTGGTGGTCGACAGACGGTCAACCTTCCAAAATTTCGAGGATCTAGTCGCTTAAGCGGAATATATCTGTGCAACATCTCCGAACGGTAGTATTCACGATTTCCGTGAATAAATTGTCCAAGACTCATAGAACAATCAGGTCTCGGCATAAATAGGTCAGAATTAAAGTCGCAAAAGTCACGACTAAAATAGACCTTGCCGACCGACGGAGGAAAGCCCATTGCGGATGCCAGCCGACACCAAAATTGGTATCCACGCTGGTTCGTGACGACCAGGCCGTCGTCGCCATTGACAAGATATTTGGCAACTAGTGGGTCCATCCACCTATCTTCTCCAACGCACTTCGTCAACCACAGACAAAATGCATTGGCCAGACAGAGAATGGGAAAGGAAACAATGTTACCCATCAATTGCCCATTGAGCATAGGCTTGGCAAGCGTAGACTCTTGAAACGAATCAAAGTCTGCTTGGGACCAAACCCCCTGCGCGACCATCCTCTCCCCGGCACCTGGCCGAAGTTCTTGATTCCGCACAGCACCACCGTATAGGGTCTCAGACCAAAAATACTGGCTTAAGGGATCAACATGACAAGTGTCAAAGATCACCTCAGAAGCAATCTGGGAGAATTCACGATGGAGGTTGTTGGTACTATCTTCATAATCGACGGACAAATACTTTTGATCGCCGACAGGGAATCCAACGAATTGGATGATGTCCGGAGTGACATCTTTACCAACACAAAAATGCTCAAAACCCGTAAGGTACCGTCTCATTTTGTCCTGCTCCTCCTTAATAAAGGCTACGCATGAACCCGATCCCTTTGAGATCGATCTCACCTTCAATGATTCTATTATAGGTGCAAGAATCGAAACATGCATTTTCCTTTTATGCATGAGGACATCAGAATTCAGCGAGACAGGCCAGGACTGGCACCATACATCTTG